ACAGGCAGGCATAACAATGAACCCATTAACAACAATCCACGACGCTTTGACTGGCATTACAGAAATTCGTGAAATGACTGACGAAGAATATGCCGAACTGCTTGCATCGGGCTGGACATTAGACACGCCACTGGAACCAACCGAACCATGAAAACGCTAGCCATCGTCGCGCTTTTGGCTGTGGCCTTAATGTTTGTTGTGACCAGTTGTAGCGACAGAACCCGTGAAAACTGTGATAGCAACCCAACAGCGACCAGGTGCCAACAATGAAACGCTTAACTAATAGTGAAATTAAAGCCCGACTCATTTTGATTGTAGGCATAACGCTGTCATTAACTTTTGTTTTAAGTACGGCCTCACTTTTATACGGCCTGCTGTTTGTAGTACAGCCTTTAGAAGTATCACCGAATGATGAAAGCGCTTGGACATTACTTAGCCCCATGATGTTGTTTTTGACAGGGGCTTTATCGGGAATCCTGGCAAGCAACGGGCTTCGAGACAAGGGAGAAAAAGAAAATGACCAGTAGACCGTATACCGGCAACAAAGACGCCGTACACGCCGCTAAGCGTGAAGGCACCAAAGTGTTTGTGGATTATTGCTGTTACCTTTTCGGTGTCACCAATCTGGGCATTTTTAATGACCGAAACATGGTTGGGACAACCCCACCAAAAAAGTCAGTACACGCCACCTGGCGTGCTGTAGACCTCAAAGGCACCCCTGAACAACGGTTCAAACTGATTGACTTCCTGTACACCCACCGTGACATTTTGTGCATTGAGGAAATCCACGATTATGCAGGCACCTACAAAAACAACCCCAAAGGCTGGGGCGCTGGCTACCGCTGTGACAGGGACAGTTGGAAGGTGTACGACAAAAACACGATTGGGTCAAAAGGCGCCCAATGGGTTCATGTCGAAGTAGCCCCACTATTAGCCGACCACCCTGATGTCGTTCACCATGCTTTCAAAACTATTATGGGTGCTTGACATACCACTACCGAATCGGTAGACATACCCCGACCTGACCCCGACTGAAGGACAAACCAAAATGAATGTGAAGCGCTATTTGGGCTTAGCCCTATTCACCTACCTAATGTGTGCCGCCTTTGCGGTAGTGAACCAAAAAGACACGCCACCCCAAACCTACGCTGTAGTACCAGCAACAATTACCTTGGGCGACCTGTCACCCCAACAAGTACAAGACAGGGCCGTAGAACTAACTACAACAACCAGCACCAGTACCACTACTTCGACACAGCCCATTACAAAGGTGGCTTATGTTGACCCAGCGACTAAATGCCAGGAATGGTTGCCGGTGGCTGTATCTGTGGGCTGGCCGAATAACACCGAAACGCTAGAGAAACTGGGGCGCCTTATTTGGAAAGAAACCAGGTGTTTAAACATTGGCTACCAACACCCGAAATTCAATGGAAGTGACCACGGTTTAGTTCAGGCGAATAATATTCATAGGCGCTGGGCCGAAGAACTATTCGCTATGCCATTTGAAGAGTCCATGAGTGACCCAACCCTGAACCTAAGATTTGGTTTCCTGCTCTACGACACAATCGCCGAAACAGGCGCCTGTGGTTGGAAACCGTGGAGAATGTGCTAACCAATGTTGAATGTTGACCGCCCCGACTGGCAACAACTAGCAAACTGTAAAGGCATTGACACCAGCCTGTTCTTCCCCAGTAGCCCAATGGAATCAGCGGCCGCTAGAGCCGCCATAAAGCCAATTTGTGACGCCTGCCCCGTATTCGACAACTGTTTCGCTTACGCTGTGTCATTTCCCGAAAAGGCTTTACAAGGTATTTGGGCCAACACCACCGAAGGCGACAGGCGCCGTATGCGCTACTCTGCAACACCGATTGGTTATCGTAGAAATATCCCGACAACATGAAAGGCCCGACATGACAGAACAACTAGCCGAAATGACAGCGGCTATAGCGAAAGCCGAAGTAGCAATGAAAGCGGCGGCCTGGCAACTAGAACGCCAAACCGAAGATATCGCAATGCTAAGAAAAGCCCTTTTTGAACTGGCTTATGTTGCCGAAGAAAACGGTATCTATTTGTCAAATCTGACTAAGCAGACACAAGACGCCATTGTGGCCATGAGATTAGGCGGCTTCAAATGACTTGTGAATTATGCAAAAAAGAATTGACACCCTTTGACATTCGAGTACAGGACTTGTTACAAGGAATTTGCTTGAACTGTGGCAAAGCAGGCGATTGGTTACACATGACCCCCGAAGAGTCACGGCGCTGTGCAGAACTACACGCCTGGGCAAACATGACACCCAACCAACGGGCCGCATACGACAGAAACAGAGGCAACTAGTGGACTTAACAAACTATGTTGATGTACCCGAAAGATTTCGCCAAGCATTAGAACGCTGGCCTGAACTACGGGTAATGGAAAACCGCCCCGAAGTCATCACTATTGGCGACAAGACTTTCATTTCGGTAACCATGCAGATTTGGCGTACACCAGATGACCCGATACCGGCACAAGCAACATGCTTTGAACCGTTCCCAGGCAAAACCAGTTTCACCCGTGATAGTGAACAGATGAACGCTTCGACTTCTTGTTTGGGCAGGTGCTTAGGGTTAATGATGAGTTTCGGCCCGAAAATGGCTAGTGCTGAGGAAGTCCGAAACCGACAGCCTGACACCGTAGCCCCTGCAACCCTTGTGAGACAGCCTGAAAAGCCCCGTACACAGGCGCTAGGCGCTAATGCGACTAATGCACCATCAGAGGCCCAACTAAAGTTCTTACGGGGTTTAAATTGGGAAGGCCCAGTACCCGAAACACGCCAGGACGCCAGCGCTTTGATTAAAAGGCTTCAGGGTTAATGCCGCTAATAACCTTGACCGACAACCAAATGGCATTGGCTAACCAGGTAGCCGAAAAGCGTATGGCCGAAGGCGCCAAATTAGGTTTAGATACGCTTTTCAACCGTGAACGAATGACCCCCGAATGGCGGCAAAAAATAGATTTTCTAGGTGCCGTTAGTGAATTGGCTGTGTCAATTTTCTTAGGTTTACCGTGGACAGGCAAAGACGGAATAGGTACTAGCGATGTTTCAGGATTCGAAGTAAGAAGTACAGAACGCCAAGACGGGAAACAATATCGTTTGTTAGTCCGTGACCACGACAAAGACGCTATTTACATTTTCTGTATCGTTGACGCCCCCAATGTGGTAATTGCAGGCTGGGCTAGCGCCTGGCAGATTCGAAACAACGGCCAACTTATATACAAAGACACAAACGCTTACGGCCTCACCAGGGAACAGTTACACCCAATGTGGCAATTAGAAGAAGTCGCCCAATTTGCAGGCAGGACACTATGAAAGAATCAACATTTCAAAGTTCTGTCATCATGCTGGCGAAACTTCACGGCTGGCTAGTTATGCACACAAGGGCTGTGGAAATCCGCCCAGGGGTGTGGAAAACCCCGCTACAAGGACACGCTGGCTACCCCGACCTAACATTGGCCCATAAATACAAAGGCGTCATATTTGCCGAATTAAAAAGCGAAACAGGCCGCATATCAGAAAAACAAAAAGCCTGGCACGAAACATTAAAAGACGCCGGCATGGAAGTAGTAATCTGGCGCCCTCAGGACATGAAAAACATTTCAACCCGATTAGCGACAAGGAAACCCGACAATGACTGAATTTCACCAACCAATTAACCCAATTCGTATTTGGACAAAAGGAAGTAAACATCGTTTTGCCCACCCTGTGTTTGCTATCGCTATATCAAACTCACATGATGTCGAATACCTGACTATTAACGGCCAGTTTATGCCTGTGGAAGTAATTACCCATGCTGAAGTTCTTTTAAATGGTCTATGGACACCGTTACACACATTAGAAATTTCCAACCCAGCGACCTGATACAGTCCCAACACAATTTCATTAGTGACATGGCTGTACCACGGTTGTAGGTGGCGGGGCGTAAACAGGGGAACCTGGGTAGACCCCTATACACCGATGTAGGGGAACAGCGT